GTTAGTAGTTAGTGCCTAGCCATTCCTCTCACCCTAGCACAGCGGTGAGAGACTCCATCCGGAGAGGTGTCGGGCGTTTACCTCAAGTCCGCCCAGACTTTAATATATTCCTCCTGCAACGAGGTTTCTTGCACCAGCTCGGTTACTAGCCGAGTCTTGCTTTTGTTGGTTTAAGTGCGTACGCCAACAGTGTTGTCACCGGTATTTACACACAGTCAAGCTGACGAGGCTTGACTGAGAACTCCTTGCGCGTGGTCGTTACTCCACGTCCTGACCGAGGAAGTCAGTAGTGCGCACTGGATCCGCCAGCACGGGGGTCAATTCACGACTGACCCTGCCGCCGCAACTGCGGTTACACAAGTTTTGGCCGTAGTCTAAGTATAGACGTCTGTGGTGTTACAACCACCATCCTCACCTACAGCGGGGTCGTCCCGACGCGTTCGCCAAACGCGGGTTGCTGCCTACATACTCCCCAATGATACTTGGGCCCACACCAATTGCCACTATATCCCATTGTGCAGAGACATTAGCTTAGCGACACGGCGCACGTGTCCAGCCGTCATTTTAATCGCCTGATGTGGCCACTATTAGTGGCCCCCTCAGTGTGCGAAACCTACACATGGGACATAGATCCTCTTGGTGCTTCGGCATGTAGTTGGGAGCTTGCCGGTATCACGGTAGCAGGCCGTCGCCTGCTGCTCGTGCGAAAAATATCAGGTTCGTCAACCTGTCCTCGGGTACGTGGGAGCGGAGTCCCAAACGGTGCACAGCCGTCCCTGCGTTTGTCATGGTCTAACCTAGACCGGTGTGATTTCAACAGTAAATCCCTGCGATGGCCAGGATACTGTTACGGCCGAGCTAGTCTCAAATGTGTATGAGAGTCGCAAGGCCGTGGATCTGTCGGACGAGTAGAAGAACTCATCCGTAACCTTCGTCGCGTATGGCGAGATGATCGTTCCGCCATAGTTCAAAATCTGAACTTGCGGTGGTGATCCCATGGCCATTGGTCCGACGTACTTCGGATTTATACCAAGTCGGCCCTGGAACGCCATCGACGAGAGTGCGGTCACCGCACCCGTCTCAACGTCGACGCTGGAGTGGTCATGGTCCCAAGCGATTTCCACACCTGCATTGACCCTGACCAGGAAGGTGGCCTTGACTCTGTAAATTCCCCGCGGCATTATAATGCCCTTGTGTGTTGCGGAGTATTCGGAGCCAACGCCCAGAATGACCGGAAAGACATTTCCGATACCGGCCGTGAAGTCTTCGAATGGTAGAAAGGTGTAACCAGTGCCTGAGGACGCAGCCTGTGAGTGAATCACATTTGCTGCCAGTGCATAGGTGTACCAGTCCGTACCAACTTCAACGTCCTCGTCTGCTGATTGAGCAGCAAACAAGTCAACCTCGTAGGCCACGGTCACCAAGCCGATGGGCGTACCAACGGGAAGTGTCTGTGTGCCGTCCAGAACGAAGTTGAATTTGCCGACATCGGCGGCTCTGACCTGAGATAGTGGCTCATGCCCAGTGCGGACAAACTTTCGCTTTTGCGTTTTGAACAATTCCTCAGATGGATCATGAGAAATGGGTCGGTACACGGAGGACACAGTCGCGCCTGCTGAGTTTAACACCTCAGCCGTTGTGTCCATACCGACATCCCGTGGATCAAAATCGGTTCCAAGAGCAATAGTTCCTGCAGTTCCCGTTCCGAGTGCCGGAATGAAGGTATAGAGCAGCTTCTTGAACTCATACTGCTCGAACTGCGATGCAATCAAATGGCCCCAGGGCATTGTCGACGGGAGTCCAGGGTTTAAGCTGAACTCCTCGGCAATTTTACCTGCATTGGCCTTGATCGTGGTAAGCAGCTCGGAATGGCGCATCACCGTTGAGATTGCGCCATCGAGTGCCTTGGTCATGAAGTGCGGCTCGCTAGCCTTAAAGTAGTCGGCATAAGCACTTGGTATGACTGCATCATTTTGGGTGGCCATATCTTCCTGATGGGCAGATATAGCTGAGCCGGATGCGTGCGCTGTTGGTGAAGAGCCATCCAACAGCACATTACGCGCCACTGCTCCAGAGATGTCAATCAGGGTCTTGACACCAACCGGAACGGACTCGTACGCATGCAGCATTCGGCGTCCGAAAGCTGCTGTTGCGGCAGCTGCGCCCATCGCAGCTGCCTTGGCGGAGGCCCAGCGTCCTCGCTGAACGGCCTCCACCAGTTGGACATGCGACGCCTGCGACATGTCCATGTGTTCACAAGCCTGCTCCATGGCAGACAAGTTCGATTCATCGAACGTGAACAATGCATAGCATGGCATGGAGACGGCAACTCGCGAAGCAACGTCAAAGTTGTCTAAGGTGTTTCCGTGTTGGTCAAACAGCCAGACTGGCTTAATTCCAGCCTTCGTGGCTATCTCGGTTGTGGTCACTCCAATCTTCTTGATTAGACCGTCTCCGAGCTGTTTGGCCTTCTCCTCGATGGCGTCAATGGTCGTCTGGGTAAACCTGCGCGGGTCCACCCCCAAGTAGTTGATGACACACTCTGCGAACAAGAGGTTTTCAAGGTTCTCGGTGGGGCTGTTCCACTGTCTGTGGACACAGTCCGTCAAAAGGGTTGACGGGTGGAATTCGCCATCGTATTTCTCGAGGTCGAACATCATCTCAGGCACTTTCCGGACTCCGCGAATGACTATGTTCTTAGCCATAGGGTGAACCGGGTGGTCTGGGTGCTTTGCGACGATCGTGCTTAGCGGAATCCACTTGCCGTGTTGCCAACTTGTGACACTCACATTCTTGGCCCTTGCAAGCGGCTTGCTAATTGCGCGAGGTTTTTCAGCCTTTCCCAGTTGGCTGGATTTAGCAGTCTTGGTGCTACTGCTGGGAGTTTTGGACTTGTTTTGTTGTTTTTGTTTGTTTGATTTAGATAATTTATTATTATACATGGGTGCATTACGCGGAAAATGCCTTGCGGCTTTGAAAATTGTGTGGGTTTGTTGTAATGCGGCCGAGGGCCTAAGCGGTCGGTTTGAACAGCAGCGGGTCGCCTGACCCCGCCTAGGCTGTGGTGTTTAGCGCCCACCGCGGCGTTGGGTAGCCTCTCGGCTGTTACATTGTGGACACCGTCACCTCAACAAACTGGCTTAGATTGTCGTGGTATGGTGCGTCACCGATGGTTCCAACATATGCCAAGTTGTACTTGACCCAGCTGGTCGGCACGGTGTATGCCAATTGTGTGTCTAACGGAACTAGTTCTCCCCTTTGAGCGAGATTGTCTAGATACTGTTCAACACGGATTTGTTCGTCACAGGACACGCCGAATCTCTCCATCACGAGAATGCGACTTGCGTCTGTGATATTGGTCGTGGGCAGCTTCACCTTCAAGCTATCATAGGCCATCTTGTACCACTCCATGTCATAGTGCGACACTTTGCGTTCTTTCAAAAAGAATCGCTCCATGTCAACATGGGACGTAACAGCCAGTCCATATCTTGCCAAACTTGCCACAATCGGACAATTTGGGTACTGCCATAGGAAACTCAGACTTTTTGCCCGAAGTAGTTCCAGTTTTCGCCCGGTACGTGCTCCCACATACTTGGCGCTTGACCAACCAAAATTTGCCAGGATCTTCAATGGGTCCGCCAGAGTATCATACGAACTCTCAGTGAAGACTTGCGAGCAGAAATCTGTCTCGCTAATGCTGTTAGACAGCTTGGGCGTGATCTTGCACCCTAGACTGTTCCACAGTTCGAAGTCTGGCAGATGATCAGGTGTGGTTGCAGACAACCCATCATCTCCTTCGAAAAACGCGCGCCATATTGCGACTTGCCACTCAACCCCGGCTTTGTGCATTATGAATAAATACATTAACATGTTCATCAATCCATTTCCAATGCTGGTATTCATCTCACCAGACATGCGCGCGGTGAGCCCTCGCACCAGTGCATACTTGTATCGCACAGTGTTCGGACTCGCAATGATCTCGCGAAAGTTTGCTTCAAACTCAAAGCGAATTGGATGGTCCTTGAGCAATTCCATCCAACATGACAGCTCCAGTTCCAGAAAGAATTCATCAAATGTGGACTCAAACTTGGAGTAGTCAGTCTCCAGAAACATCATGCCAGCTACGCAAAGTCGATCTACAATCAACTGTGCGCGCTCGGATAAGGCAATTATCTTCACAAAGCAGGGTAACTTCTTCAGAAAATAAGTTTCTAGAGCCTTGAACACGGGGCCGAACCGGACTTTCCAGCCATCGCGTCTTGCAAAAATATTTCGAGCACTTTTCATGTCAACATATGCCTCATCCTTGATGAAGCCGTCACACGTGTCGTGGCCCATTGAGAGCCATACTGGTTCAGCCCTAAGCTCCTCCTTCCGCAGCTCGGAGTAGTTGCTATTGGCCAGCCAGTATTCCCGCGACATATCGTAGTCGCGTGGAACGTAGCACTCAAACATTTTGGCAATCTTCGGGAAGGTTGCCTTCACGAAGTCCTTGAATTCGGCCCGCGCTGCTGGGTCGAACGGGTGGTACAGTGATGCCCGGGTCAAGCATCCCACAACGGCCGTAGCCGGGTCGTATAGATCTGCCTTCGGAAGACTAAATCCAATCTCATGACAACCCAAGCTTTCCGCAACTGGACGGCGCTCGGCACCGAACGCCTGTGTCAGTTTGACTTTAATGTCCTCCTTTATCAAAGGGACTGGGATCTTAATGTCAGACTGCCTGTACCCGTATTTTACAACCGCGGCCGGCGTAGCTAGTTTAAAGTGTCAGGTTGACCAGCTTTGATCCAACTCCAGTGCATCAGAGTCAGAGTGTTGGTGTTCATAAAAATACCATGTCTTGCGTAGGAACTGGGGTCTGCCTCAAAAGAGTCAGACCCAGCCGTCCGCTGGACAGTTATTGCTCGCACCGTCGTCGAGTGTGAATCACCCGCTCGACCATCGAACCCATGAGCGATTCGATCGATACTTGCTACCAATCTGGATGGTCTGTCATAAAACAAACTCACCACATTATGGTAATCATGAACACCAAAGAAGTGGAATCTGTAACACCGTCTATACTCGTACAGAGTATCGGTGTATTCAAGATCGACACGCTTCATGGTTGCGAACCGGATGTAGGCCTCATCCGGCTCGACTTGGTGGTGGGGCTTCCACACTATCATAACGCTAAGAATTCGCCGCATCAAGACATAGGTCATTCTGGTCATCATGACCGCATGAGCAAACATCAGCAGTTGTTCCACACGTTGTGACACTGCCTCCGAATAAACGGAGATCAAGCCGACGATTGATCCATTGACACCAAATGAAAACCACAACACCATGAATACAATCATGAAGAAGAAGTGTTTCAGTGAGTCCCTGCGAGCAGCCCATTCATATATCACGAACGGCTTTATGCCCGAGTTTGTCAATCCCGGTGTGTTTCGGGGAGCATCCGGCATCTCGAAGTTTGCCCGGTACAAGAGTCCTTTGACCCGCGCTCCGGCTGCCGCTATGGTACCGCCTGCAATAACTATTGCATTGCGCATCATGCGGCCGAACCTCAAGGCCCGTGCTCCCGCGCCCTCCCACGGCCAGTTGAAGACGTCTTCGTCTATATCAAAGTCCATCTCACCCACTAACTCTTCGTCGTAGATGAACGGTTCTCTGATACGGGGTGGTACAGGTGATGGCGGCCGTGCCGGCCGCCCCAACTCAACGTCCTCATCATCCTCCACCAGTCCGGGCAAATCCTCCGCTTCAGCGGGTGTAAGGATTGCCTCATCCTGGGTTGGTTTGACACTGTCCTGGCTCAATCCAGTGTCAATGCCGAGATACACAACAATCTCAGCAGCAAGTGCATCCGCACACTTGCGATTTAGCAATGCAATGACAAAATCCACATCATCGTTGTCGTCCGTGACTTCTCTCCGGTCTGGAAAGACGATGGTGGATCCACGTTGCGGCACTCGGTTCCTCAAGCCGATAGCCACTAAGTGTCCCGGAAAGTAAACTTCCAGGCATGCCAAAATCCCCGGAGGGAATGCTGGTGACATGACGAACTCAGGAGTCAATCCAAACAGCCAAATGGCCGAGCGGTTGAACTTGCTCATCATGTCAAGCTGGTGGGACAAGTCACCAGCACCATACTCCAACAATTCTCGGAGGGGGTTTCTCCGTCTGTAACAATGTAACAGTGAATCTCGTAAGTGAACGTCGAGATCCGAATTGTTGTGATCAAGTATGGAAACTGCCTTTCCGCTCTCGCGGCCGATCGAGGCCGTTACGAGCGTCCGCGCATATGCTGGAGTGCATGCACCATGTACATGGTGCCCATCCTGCAATCTGCACGGTTCAAGGTCTTGTGGAATGGTCTTATCCAAGAAGAAGTGATGCGTTTGCATCATGTTCAACTTGTGTGTCATTGACCAGGGTCCTCTCGTGCCGCCCAAGCACAAGGGTGTTTCACACCACCGTGAGAGAGTTTCTCGTAGTGTTGTGCACCGTTTTGCGAAAGTTTCGCTGGACTGTTGGGTGGGTACCTGCGTTTTGCCGTTGCCCTTCGTGTTTTTCTTGTCTCGTTTGTTTTTAACCATATTGCTTGTTGTGTTAAGGGGGGTTTGGGTAGCGAATGGCACTTATTGCTGAGGAACCAGCACGCCGTGCACACGCCGTAGCGCCGCCTATTAGTGAATCTATACCGCCTGGGTGTGTGAATTCTGGTCGGCAGCCTGACACCGCACTCCCGTCGCTTGCCTCTTTGGGCATCAGGGGGCATCTAAGGCCTCGATCAGAGTCACAGTCGCCATTTGGTGGTCGAATCACAACCTGTCGGTCAACGCCATAGGTAGCGTTGGAGGGGGGCAAAATACTAGAGAAAAGCCC